AGGCCCACGATAACGCTTTCGAAGAGGCCGTCGCTGGCGGCTTCGGCGCATGGCGGCTGCGGGCGGTCTACGAGAGCGAGGAGTCCGACGAGGAAGACGAAGACCAGCGGCAGCGGATCCGCATCGAGCCGATCTTCGACGCTGACAACAGCGTGTTTTTCGATCTGCAGGCCAAGCGCCAGGACAAGAAAGACTCAACGCGCTGCTTCGTGCTGACCAGCATGACGCACGAAGCCTATGCCGAGGCCTACGACGACGACCCGACAAGCTGGCCGAAGGAGATCCACCAGTTCGAGTTCGACTGGTGCACGCCGGATGTCGTCTACGTCGCCGAGTACTACCGCATCGAAGACCGCTCCGAGATCGTGCGCGTGTTCGAAAGCCTCGACGGCAGCGAGGAATCTTACCGGGCCGACGATCTGGACGACGACGTGCTCGAGCAACTGCAGGCCATCGGCAGCGTCGAGGTGCGACAGAAGCGCGTGAAGCGCCGCCGGGTGCACAAGTACATCCTGTCCGGAAAGCAGGTGCTGGAGGACTGCGGATACCTTCCGGGGCGCTACATCCCGATCGTGCCGGTCTACGGCAAGCGGTGGTTCATCGACAACGTCGAGCGGTTCTGCGGGCACGTCCGGCTCGCGAAGGACGCGCAACGGCTGGCGAACATGCAACGCTCGGCACTGGCCGAGATCGCCGCCTACAGCACGATCGAGAAGCCGATTTTCGTGCCCGAGCAGATCGCTGGCCATCAGGTGATGTGGCAAGAGGACAACCTCAAGAATTACCCGTACCTGCTGGTGAACCCGATCACCGCGCCAGACGGCAGCATGCAGGCCGGCGGTCCGGTCGGCTACACGAAGCCGCCCGCGGTGCCGCCCGCAATGGCGGCGCTGCTGCAGATCAGTGAGCAGGACATCCGCGACGTGCTGGGCAACGCCGAGCAGGGCGAGAAGATCGTCTCGAACGTCTCCGGCAAGGCCGTCGATCTGGTGCAGGCGAAGATCGACATGCAGACCTTCCAGTACATGTCGAACTACGGCAAGGGCGTGCGCCTGGAGGGTGAGATCTGGCTTTCGATGGCCAAGGAGATCTACGTCGAGCCGGGCCGCAAGATGAAGATGATCGGCGAGCAGGATCAGGTGTCCAGCATCGAACTCATGCGCCCGATGATCGACGAGGATGGCGAGCTTGAGCACGAGAATGACCTGACCAAAGCCGAGTTCGACGTGAACGTCGACGTCGGGCCGAGCAGCGGCAGCAAGCGTGCCGCGACCGTGCGGGCGCTGACCTCGATGATGGCGATCACTTCAGACCCCGAGGCGCAGAAGGTCCTGCAGGCTGCGGCGCTCATGAACATGGACGGCGAGGGCCTGGCCGACATCCGCGACTACTTCCGCAAGCAGCTCGTGCAGATGGGCGTGATCAAGCCGACCGACGAGGAGGCGCAGCAGATGCAGGCCGCCGGCCAGCAGCAGGACCCGAACGCGGTATTCCTGCAGGCCGCAGCCGAAGAGGCGATGGCCAAGGCCGCAAAGGCCAATGCCGACGTCGTCAAGACCATCGCCGAGAGCGAACTCACGCAGGCCAAGACCGCCGAGACGTTGATGAAGATCGACGGCGGCGGTGATGCGCCGAGCATGGGGCAGGGCGCGCCGATGCAGGCCGCGCCGATGATGAGCGAGCGCGACCGGCTCGAACTCGAAACGATGCAGATCGAGAACGCGCTGAAGCGCCGGCAGTTGGAGAACAGCGAGGCCCAACTCGCGCAGGTCTACTCCGAGCTGGACGCGAAGAACGCCGAGACGCAGAGCAGCCAGGGCATCCAGCAGGTTGTCGAGGGTCTGGGCGAGAGCGCAGCCGCCATCGGCGATGCAGTGGCGCAGATGCGTGACGCAATCGGCACGCTGGCCGAGTCGAACAAGGCGAACGTGGACCGGGCGCTGCAATCCATCAACCGACCGAAGCGCCTGGTGCGGGAGCGCGGGCGAATCGTCGGCATCGAGACCGACGGGGAATAAAGCGACATGGCTATCCAGCTTTCAGTGGCAGTGCGAAATGGTCGCCTCGACTCGTTCGAGACGGTCTGCGGCACCAGCGCGGTGCTGAAGATCTTCACCGGCTCGCCGCCGGCCAACTGCGCTGCGGCCGATTCAGGCACCACGCTGGCGACCGCCAACCTGCCGAGCGACTGGATGGCTGCGGCCAGCGGCGGCACGAAAGCCAAGTCGGGCACCTGGGAAGACCTGAGCGCCGACAACACGGGCACGGCGGCGCACTTCCGCATCTACGACTCGGGCGTCACGACCTGTCATATGCAGGGCACCGTCGGGACGAGCGGCGCGGACATGATCGTCAACTCGGTATCGTTCACAGCAACCCAGCCGTTCACGGTGAACACCTTCACGCTGACCGATGGGAACGCATAATGGCTGACAACGTAGGCTATACGCCAGGAAGCGGCGCAACAGTCGCTGCCGACGACATCGGCGGCGTACTGCACCAGCGCGTCAAGGTTGGCATCGGCGCAGACGGCACGGCGGTCGATGTCTCCGAAGCCAACCCGATGCCGATGGCCGCATACGGTGAACTGATCGAGGCTATCGAGGCAATGCGGATGGCTATCGGCGCGCTGACCAAAACCATCGGTTTCGCGCTGCCCAACACGCTGGGCCAGCCGATCATGGAGGCTCGGCAGGCAACCGCTGCGAACTTGGTTATGACGGTCGGCTCGATTGCAGGCGGACAGACGCTTGCAACCCTCACGAACCAGACGCAGATCGGCGGCTTTAACGCGAACGATCAGATTCCTGCACTAATGCACATGCAGGCAGATTCCCTTCGACGCAACATCTCGGTGACCTGATATGGCTACGACCAACGGCAATCGCAAAATCCTCGACCTCAAGCGCTGGGAGTTCTGCGCGCCGTCGCCTGTTTCGTCAGTCGCTGGATCGTTCATCGTGTCGTCGCGGAACTTCCGCCAGCAGCAGATGCTGATCACCAGCAACACTGCGGCCGCAATCTACAACCCGTCCGAGGATGGCTGGGTCAACCTGCCCTCGCCTGCGCTGGCGGGCACATTCGGAGCCGGGGCCAGTGGCACGGCAGGCGCATGGTCCACCGGCGCGACCGTGGGCGTGGCATCGCTGACCGCGACCGCTGGCACGACCAGCACGATCACGACCAACCAGACGCTGGCGCGTGATCTGCGCGGCTACAAGGTGTTGATCATGGCAGGTCCGAACAACGGCCTGGCGCTCGACATCGTGAGCAATACAATCGGCACGAACGCCGTCATCACCGTTGCCACGCAGGCCAGCGCGTTCAGCGCATCAACGGTCTACCGGCTGCTGACGCCGCGATTCTATGTCGTCGGTGCAGGCACGCTGACGACCGCATCGTTCCGCGTCTACGACTACGCGACGAACACATGGAACACGCTCTCGCAGACCGGCCTGCCTGCCACCATCGCCACAGACGGCAAGCTCATCGCCACGCCGTCGATTGTCGATGGTGCGTTCAAGTCGTTCGCCACCGGCACGGCGACCTCGGCCACCGGCACGACCCTGACGCAGACGGGCAAGACATGGACCGCTTCGCAGTGGATCAACTCGCAGGTGCGAATCACGGGCGGCACCGGCGCGGGCCAGATTCGCACGATCACGGCCAACACCGCTGACACGCTGACCGTTGCGACTTGGACGACGACGCCGGACGCAACCTCGACCTACGAAATCTCGGGCAACGACAACTTCCTGTACTACATGGGCAACAACGCGGTGACGATGTACCGCTACGACATCGCGGCAAACACTTGGTCTACGCTGTCGCCGGGTGTTGCGCGAGGCGGAGCGCCGACCACGGGCATGTCGGGGCATTGGGTGCATTCCGTGCCTGAAACTGACTGGACGAACGAAAGCCTGATCCTGAACGGGCGCTACATCTACTCGTTCCGGGGCGCTGCTGGCGCGCTGCTCGACCGATACGACATCGCAGGCAACACTTGGGCGGCGATCACCTACAGCCCCAGCACCGAGACGTTCACGACCGGCACGAAGTACTCCCTGCACGATGGGCGGCTTTACATCCAAAAGGAGGCCACGGGTCGCTGGTTCGCCTACGACTTCGCGCGCTCGGAGATGTTCCCGTGGTCAACCATGCTCTACCCGCAGGGCGCGGCGCTGCTTGGCGATACGGCGTTTGATGTGGTCTACGAAGACGGGGCGACGGACATCTTCTACGTCTACATGCTGCTCAACACTTCGACCGTCCTCCTGCGACAAATGGTGATCTGATGACGATCTCGGAACTGATCCTGATGTGCGAGCGTCGGCTGACCCACCTTCAAAGCGTGCGAGGCTCTGCCGTTGCGCTGGGCGACATGCAACAGGCCGCTCGTATCGACGCAGACCTCGCCGAGACGCAGACGACGCTGAACCAGCTGCAGACCCTGGCGGGCTAACCGATGCTGCTCACGCTGCTGTCGCCGCAAGGCGCTCCGGCGAGCATTACCGCCGATCTATCGGCAACACTTGCCGCGCTGACGCTGTCGGCCGACGGCACGATAACGCAGCCAAGCATCACTGCCGACCTGTCGGCAACGCTTGCCGCCGTCACGCTGTCGTCGGATGCGACGATCGCATCGGCGGGCGTCACTGCGGATCTGTCGGTAACGCTGGGCGCGCTGGGCCTGTCGTCCAGTGCGACGATCACGCAGCCCACGATCACCGGCAGTCTGTCTGTCACGCTCGGCGCGCTGACGCTGTCGAGTTTGGCGACCGGCCCGCTGGATACCGGCGGCGGCGGCGCATCGGCCAAGCGCCGAGGCCGTCTGCGCGGCGAAGGCTGGGGCCGCGAGCGCGAGATGCTGGAGGCAAGTCTCGCCCGCATCGAGCAGGGCGACGTCCAGCGCATTGCCCGCACGATGGCCGACTCCGACCGCCCGCAGGCGCAGCGGATCGCCAGGAAGCTGATCGACTACCGCGGCGAACTCGCCGAGGCGGAAAGCCTGCGCCGGGAGTTGGCCAAGCTCGAGATGGCGCAGCGCGAGCGCCTGACCAATGAGCAGCGCGAGACCGACCTGGCGCAAGCGGCGCAGGAATTGCGCTCGATCTTGCGTGAAGATGCAGAGGTCGAGGAGATCGTGCGCCTGATTGAAGACTCGGAGCGCAGGCTGGTGCTGGGCCTGCTCGGGTACACCATCCACTAGCCGACGGGGCTGGACGGCATCCGCGCGGCCGAATACGCGCGAGCAGGAGACCGCATGCCAATCGAGACAGAAGACGACATCACCGAGCAACCAGAAAACGCCATCGAAGCCGATCCGGTCGAGGTCGAGCCGACCGAAGAACCGGCGGCAGAGGGCGACGAGACGCCGGCAGAGGCCGAGGCCGAGGCCGAAGCCGATCCGGACGAAGTGCAGGTGCTGATCGGCGACGAGCAGCCGAGCGAGGCCGAGCAGGAGGCCGAACGGGCGCCGCAGTGGGTGCGCGAACTGCGGAAATCGCACCGCGAGCTGCAGCGCAAGGTCCGCGAGTACGAGCAGCAGCAGGCGGCAATACCTGCTGCCCCGGTCGTGCAATCCTTGCCGCCGAAGCCCAAGCTCGAGGATCACGACTACGACACGGACAAGTACGAACCTGCGCTGGAGGCGTGGTACAGGCAGCGCGATCAGGTCGAGCAGCAGAAGCGCGAGGCCGATCGGCGGGCCGAGGAGGAGCGCACGGCCTGGCAGGGCAAGCTCGAAGCCTACGGCAAGGCCAAGACCGCGCTGAAGGTGCGCGACTACGACGAAGCCGAAGGCGCCGTCATGGAGGCGCTCAGCCAGACGCAGCAGGCGGTCGTCCTGCAGGGCAGCGACAACCCGGCGCTCGTGGTCTACGCACTGGGCAAGAACCCGAAGCGGGCAAAGGAACTCGCCGCGGTGACCGATCCTGTCAAGTTCGCATTTGCAGTCGCCAAATTGGAGGCACAGTTGAAAGTACAGCCCAGATCCAAGCCGCCCGCGCCCGAACGGGGCGTGCCGGCAGGCACCGCGCCCGTCGGCGGATCCTCCAACCAGACGCTGGAGCGGCTTCGAACCGAGGCCGAGCGCACGGGCGACTACACGAAGGTCGTCCGGTTCCGGCAGCAGATGAAAGACAAGCAGCGGGCTTGACCATTTGCGCGATACCTGCTTGCGGGGTATGATTTCTCGCAAGTGGGTATCGCCAGCCCGAAATGGCAGAGAACGAGCGTCCGCCCGGCTAGACAGGGTGAGTGTGCAGCAACACGGCGAAGAGCCGTCACCACTCATTTATCTAGGAGCCTACTGTGGCCAACTCATTCTCGAAAGAAGAGCGCGTCGCGTTCGAAAGCCTGCTCGAAGGTTTCCAGGACGCGCTCGTGCTGTCGCGCAACGTCGCGGTGTTCAACACCGACCAGACGATGATGGAGCGGACGAACAACGTCATCTGGCGTCCGCAGCCCTACATCTCGGTGAGCTACGCCGGCACCGACATGACGGCGAACTTCGACGATTACAGCCAGTTGACCGTTCCGGCGACCATCGGCTTCAGCCGCTCGGTGCCGTGGGTCATGACCGCGACCGAACTGCGCGATTCGCTGCAGGAAGGCCGTCTCGGTGACGCCGCGAAGCAGAAGCTGGCCTCGGACATCAACGTCGCCATCATGAACGTCGCCGCACTGCAGGGCACGCTCTTCGTCAAGCGAACCGCCGCTGCAACCGGCTTCGACGACGTCGCCGAGATCGAGGCGCGCATGAACGAGAAGGGCGTCATGGACAATGACCGCTACCTCGCGCTTTCCACCCGCGACTACAACGGCATGGCGTCCGACCTGGCGAAAGCCTCGCGCTCATTCGGCAACGACATCTCGGACAGCGCGCTGCGCCGTGCCTACGTCGGCCGGCTGGCCTCGTTCGAGACCTACAAGCTCGACTACGCCGTGCGCAAGGTCGCGGCTGCCGGCGGCGCCGGCATCACGATGTCCACCCTCGCGGCGGGAAACAACTACTGGGTGCCGAAAGCCACCTCGGTGGCGACAACCGGCGAGACCAGCAACGTGGACAACCGGTTCCAGACCATCACCACGACCACGAACACCAACACGGCGGCGGGCGATTCGTTCACCATCGCGAACGTGTTCGAGGTGCATGCGATCACCAAGCAGTCCACCGGCGTGCTGAAGACCTTCCGCGTCATCTCGGTGCCGTCGTCCACCACGCTCGTGATCAGCCCGCCGATCATCAGCAACCAGGGCGGCTCGGACGCTGAAGCGCAGTACCAGAACTGCACGGTCGCAACTGCCTCGGGCACCGCCGGCATCACCTTCCAGAACACCGTCACGGGCAACATGAACCCGTTCTGGCAGAAAGACGCGCTGGAAATCCTGCCGGGCCGGTACGCTGTGCCGACCGACGCGGGCGCGGCGGTGATGCGTGCGGCGACCGACCAGGGCATCGAGCTGGTCATGACCAAGCAGTACGACATCAACACGATGAAAACCAAGTACCGGCTCGACACGCTGTACGGCGTGGTCAACAAGCAGCCGGAGATGTCGGGCATCGTGATGTTCTCGCAGACCTGATGCGGCAGGGGGCGGCGGAAGACCCGCCGTCCCCAACCTAGGGCGCAGGAAGACCCTGCCAACCCTCACTGGAGGCTCAAGCAATGTCCAACGTCATCGCAGTAAACGGCCGCGCGACCGTCATCGTCCCCGCCGCCGATTCCATCGCCGTCTACACGCAGGGCCAGGCGCAGGTCTCGCGCACGCTCGGCTTCCCGAACTACCCGGACCAGACCACGCTGATCGGCACCGTCACCAACGGGCAGGCCGTGTTCGGTTCCTACGCCAGCGGCGCGACGATCGTCGTCGAAGCTGTCGGCGCGCTGCCGGTGTTCTACGAGGTCGGCACCACGCCGATCGTGCAGCAGGGCCGCATCCCGGCGTTCCATCAGGTCACCCCGGTCGTCATCGCCGACGGCGGCTCGATGGTCGCAACCGCAGCCGATCTGCTGAGCGGCATCGTGACCGCGACCCCGACCGTCGGCCGAAACATCGCGCTGCCCACTGGCGCCAACATGGAGCTGGCAAGCGAGTTCGCGATCAACGACAGCTTCGAGTGGTCGGTGATCACGCTGGCGGCGTTCGCGCTGACCATCACCAACGCTGCATCGGGCCATACCCTGATCGGCTCCGGCGCAACGGCGGCGACCTCGGGCAGTGCGGCACGCTTCCGCACTCGCAAGACCGCAGCGGATACGTTCGTTTCCTACCGCGTGTCGTAAGGGCAGCGGCAACGCAGCGCAGCGGGCGGAAGGTGAAAGCCTCCGCCCGCTTTTTCATGATGGAGGCAGCATGCCGTTGAAGAAGGGCTACTCGCAGAAGTCGGTCAGTTCGAACATCTCGAAGGAGATGAAGTCGGGCAAGCCGCAGAAGCAGGCGATTGCCATTGCGCTCTCGACTGCGCGCACGGCTGCGATGAAAGCGGGCAAGCCGTCGAAGGCTCCGGCGAAAGGGGGCAAGAAATGAAGCAAGGCCTGTACGCGAACATCAACGCCAAGCGCGAGCGCATCGAGAAAGGCTCGAAGGAGCGCATGCGCTCGCCTGGCGCGAAGGGCGCGCCGTCCGCCGCAGCCTTCAAGGCGTCGGCCAAGACGGCGAAGAAGGGTCGCTGATGGAATACCCGACCTTCCTTTACCGCTGCCCCGGACCGCACTTCGGCCCGCAGTGGACGACCTACGGCACGCGCGACGTGGTGAGCGCAGACGACGCCGCAGCAGCGGTGGCCGACGGCTGGTTCTGGACGCTGCAGGAAGCCGCTGAAGACTTCCTCGCCAAGCGTGACGCAGCAGGGGCGGCATCGACGGCAAAGACGCTCGCGGCGATCAATCCGCCGGCACCCGAGCCTGTCGCAGCAGTCGCCGACGATGCGCCGCCGACGCGCGAGGAAATGCTCGAGCAGGCCGCGCGCATCGGATTGAAAGTGGATCGGCGCTGGGGCGATGAGACGCTCCTGGCGGCGATCATCAAGCACATGAAACAGCAGGAGGCATCGGCATGATCTACGGACCCTTCGCACCGCGCTACGGCGCTGGCCAGACTGTGGCCACCTCGACCAGCTCGGGCACGACAACGATCGGCCTGGGCAACAAATGCCTGCGCCTGCAGAACCTCGACACCACGAACACGCTGCACGTTCGCGTGAGCTTCGGCACCAGCACGGCGACCACTGCCGACCTGATGCTGCGTCCGAACCAGGTGATCGTGATCCAGAAGGATCAGGATGCCGACACCGTCGCGCACATCGCGGCCGCCGGCACGCCGAACCTGCGGATCGAACCCGGCGAAGCTGGCATCTGATCCAAGGGGCCATCATGGGCTACAGCAAGCAGCAGTTCGTAACCGCAGCCTTTGAAGAGATCGGCATGGCGGCCTACGTCTTCGATCTGGCGCCGCAGGATCTGCAGTCGGCGCTGCGTCGGCTCGACGCGATGATGGCCGAATGGAACGCGAAGGGCATCCGGCTGGCCTAC